ATGAGCATTAAAAACGATCAGGAAATTACAAACAGTATTCCCGTCTATGCCAGCACAGCAGCAGCGGCATCATATAAAGCGGGCGAAGAAGCCTATGTCGATTTAATGTTTTTAAGATCGCATTTTGTAGTTAATGAGGCCTCGTTACCTACATCGATCCCCGGAGAAGACGGTTTGCAGCAGCAAGAGGCTAACTTAGTCTTTTCCAAAGTTGCTGCTGTGACTCTATCGGCAGGGCAAGCCAAAGAACTCATTAAGGCCATAGAACATCAACTAAGTAACCTAGCTAAGATTTAAGCGTGGTGACAATGCTTGTAACCCCTGTTGAAAGGACTTGTAAGTTACAGATAGCTATCACTTCGCCACCCATTGCTGTAGACATAGATTTGCCAGAAGATATAGATGTACGTAATTATTTTTTGGTACTGTCATCAAGGGTGGCTAGCGATATACAAGTACTATCCTCTGGAGTCAGAGCGGTTAGTTCTGCTACAATGACTCTATTGGATAACCATCCAGATCTCTTGGGAGATGAAATGAGCGAAAGAATTGCCAAATTAGAGAACAGCGTTGAGCATCTCGTGGCAACCGCAAAAGCAATGGATGCTAAGCTTGATTTGATCGTTAATACCATCGCCGACGTGAAGGCGGGCAATGCTGCGATTGTTCAAAATTACATCAACTATGATGCAAAGCTGGACAAAAAGCCCAGTAAGGATGAAGTTGAAAAACTTATATCACAAGCAACTAATAAACAGATTATCTGGTCAATCGGGACATTAATAGCGTTAGCTTTGTTACTGTACAAGCTACTTGCACCCTGAAAAGCGTAATTTTATCCTGAACCCTTAAGGCCCGCTCATAGCGGGCTTTTTTGTGCTTGGTCTCTACCTCATGCACTTACCTACTTCCTATGTTGGGGAATCCCATCAAAAGCCCCCGTTATTGGGATTGAATAGCTGAAAAGTCCGGCGATCGCCTTCTTCGGTGGAAACGTCCTTGAAGCTGCACTGGTAGATTTCTATCCACTCATTAGCCTCGCGCAGCGTCCAGATATGATTGTACTTTGCAAGGTTCTGCACAAAGTCCATTGTGGTTACTGTGCGGCGGCCCTGTGGGCTTATTTTGATGCTTTCTCTGTATGCCGTCCCGATATCGTCATAGCGTGCCATATGCCCTCCTTTATTTACTGTTTTTATATACAGTAGTTTAAGCATGGTCAACATGGCAACTGGCGGAAGGGTCAGGCATCGAGTCCGTCGATGGCTTTCATGCGGGCTTTCAACTCGTTAATATCTGTCGACTGATTGTCGATAATTCCCTGTTGGGCTTTGACGGCACCTACCAGCCTACTCAGCAGCGGCAGCATCTCTACACCCCAGATATCAAGTGGCTTGAGTGCCATATCATCAGCGACTTCATACAGGTCTTGGGCAATAAAGCCGCGCTTTGTGCTTTTATCCTCGCGACCGTCATCCCACACGAAAGAAGCCGGTTTAACTGACATTATTTTTTTCAGATCGTCTGCGTAGTCGATGTCATAATCGATATCTTTCTTGAGATTTCTGTCAGAAGTCGTAACTGAAACGTACCCGACATTGTTGTTGTTGATGAACCAGTTCAGGGTGCCGTTATAAAGCATGTTCCAGTAGTTGTTAACTTTCACACCATTTGATCCGGCCCCTGCAATGCCGTTCTTAAAGAGAACTGGAGCGCCGCTCATTGTGATAGTGCTGAGGGTCGAATCAGGAGTAAATTCGATTGCGCCATTTGCGCCATCACCTATTAAATATTTAGGTGCTCTGAAGTTAGCGCCAAGCAATGCGACATTACTCGCGTCATATTGAACGAACCTTGATGTAGTTGAGGTGCTGTTGTTGTATAAAAAATTCATAGATGGAGCGGCAGCTTTAATATTAACTCCGCCAAATGTAGGCGTGTCTGTAGCCCCAATGCCCAGGGCAACTAACGCATCAGCTTTAGTTTTTGCCCCGGTGCCGCCGTGCGAAACAGCGACCGCACCGTTCGTCAAATCTGCTTTGCCAGCAATCAGGTTAGTAATTGAATTCCACGATGGGCCGCTGTATGTGCTCCCGTCTGGTAGTTTGACGGTGACATTGCCGGTACCGCTGTAAACCTGCTGCCAGTTCGCTTTCTCCTGGATCATGCCGCGAATGATTTTCGACATGTCGTTCATGGCCTGCTGCGTAATCGCTGTCTGCAATGTTGCAGGAACAGCACTCCAGGCCAGGCCACTCGTTGTCGGCCCGGTAAATGGCGCGGCAATCGTCAGGGACGTGTCGGAAGCGATCGTTTGGACAATAAGCGTATAGGGTACGCCGCCAACAACCACACCGAGAAAGTCTCCTGTTTTAAGCTCAGTCGTAAAAGACGTTCCGGTACCGGCAACAGTTGCCGATCCGTTCGTTAAAGCAATAGTGCCTGCTGGCATAGCCATCTCCGATATAGACAGTCGTCTTTAATTTTTGATTAATCAATTAAGAGTAAAAAAAGCCTTTTATTATCTGGATAGGCCAGATAATTAATGTTATTAAATGTACATAATACAAGGATATTTAAATGAAAAAGATTACCATCATCATCTTCGCCGTTTGTACTGTTTCCGGATGCGTTTCCGGCTCGCCTCCAATTTGCTATAACAAAGCAAATATCACTAATCATGTTTATGACATTGCCGTCTTTAAAAAAGAGAACTCCCGTTATATGGCCGGGTATCCTTTCTATACATGGACTGATGAATCACAGTTTGTTGACACGTCAGAATGTGACAAGCTATAAGCCCAGTGCCTGTCTGTAATAAGCGTCGTAAACATTGCATTCAATATAACCGATAGTTCCTGCCACCCAGGTTGCTGGGCGCGAGCTGCCGGTTACCTGATTTTGCTGATAGCGGTCATTGGCCGTTACAGCGTAGTTACCAGCAGAATTCACCCCACCGCTGGCGCATTCAAACCACTGAATCCCATTTCCGGGAAATGCCGGATCGTTCATCTGGAAGAGGCAGGAAGTCACACCGTTTGTCGAAGCAAGAGGTACAGATGATGCCGTGGTTCCCCCGTTTAAAATGGACATTTTTAACGGCAGGCAGTTGTTATGCCAGACCATCTGACCTTGCCGGTAAAGGAAGAAGCCCCAGTTCGGTGCGTTAACCATCATCTTTGCAAACAGGTAAATTCTGCATGCCTGCATTGCATTCAGGCCAGTGTTACCCCTGAATTTTAATGACCAATAACCGTTCTGATTTACTTCTTCCCACCAGACGTGGTCATAACCCCCATTCAACGCGCGATGAAAGGCGATCATTGGTACGGATACCGGAATGTTTGTCTGGAGTATCTGCCCATAACCCGGCGTCAGGTCAATCACCTGCGCCAAATTATAAGGAGTGAAGTCGGGTGCGATTTTAAAAGTAGGTGGATTCGTGCTGTAGTCATACAGTGTGAAGCCGAAATAAAGGCTGCTGCCAGCGCCCGATGCTGGTGTAGCAGTGACCATCATTTTACAGCCGTTGGCGACGTCCCATGAAACGGTTTGGCCGCTAACTGACACTAAATACCTTCGGTTATCAGTCCCGGCAGAAGAGAACGTATTCATTAGCGCTGCGGAAAGGGTGAATCCCGGTAGCAAATAAGTTTTACTGCCAGAGCCTGATATGTCTATAACATCAGCGACAAAGTTAAATGACATCGCATTAAGGACGTCAAATGACGTACCTTTTACAAAAGCTTGATGCCCCACACTCATAGACGCTGCCCCATTACCGCCACCGGATTGTTGTTCTCGTCATAAGAAACAATCCTGTTATTGGAAATCAGCAGCCTGCCCTGCCCCGCCACCGAGCCATTAATCTCAAACGTTCCTGCCTTGTTAATATTCCACCCCGTGCTTCCTGCAACATAATTATTCGACTGGATATAATTCCCAATCATGGCGTTGGTTATCCAGCCCTCTCCAATGAACGCCTGGTTAATCAGCGTCTGACCGTCTTTAATGACAAATGGCGAATAATAGTTTCCGCTGCTGCCACTGATTACAACGAACTGGTTAGCGTTCACAGCAAGGCGGGTATCAACTGAAGAGCCATTGATGGTGACCGCGACAGACAGGCCCGCGTCGTAGTTCGTGCCGCCGTAGCGCAGCCCTGTTTTCAGCGTATATATCGCCGAGCCGCCGGACGCATCAGCGTAGGCCGTAAATTTCTGCTGCAGCGCGGCCTGCGTCTCAGCGTACTGCGCCACCACATCCGTTTCCAGTTGAGCTACTGAGCTTTCAGCGTCGGCTGCCACTTTCTGCGCCTGGAGTATGCCCGCGCGGTTCTCGCCGTAGGTGGCCCACTGCTGATCAACCGTTTCGTAGGTCGCCAGCATGCTCTGCAACAGTGCTTCCGGATCGGTTTCCAGCTCTGAGAGCAGCGCCTTTCCGTCCTCTGCGGTCAGAAATTTATCTGTAACGTCTTTCAGAAGCGCGGTGGCGTCCACGTTTGACATGCCGCCGACAAACGGCGTCCAGTCACCCTTATTGCCGATACGGTCAATAAGCCGCGCCCGGTACCAGCGGCGCACGCCTGCGGGCATCGGCCCGTGCTGATAGCTAACGCCGGGATAAGGCACGTTTGCCAGCAGTAGCGGATTCTGGCCGTCCGCCGTGGTGGCCTGCTGGATTTCGGTGTAGGCCGTGTCGCCGGATCCGTCCGGGAACGCCCAGGTAATGTCGATTGCCCACACCACATCATCAGTGGCTTTCAGGCTTACCGGCGTACCGGGCTTGCCAACCTTGCCATTCAGCGTGGTTGATTCGGCGTAGCCCCACGGCGAGGACACTTCCATCGCATTCACCGACCGCACGCGGACATCGTAGACACCGGCGTAAATGCCCTGAATGGTGAAACCCTGCGAGCTGACCTGGCCCACGTTTACCCAGTCGCCATTGTCCTTGCGCCACTGTGCCGTATAGCGGATGGCATTGTCGGCCCTGTCCCACGTCACCTGCATGGAGGCCACTGTAAGGCCCTGGGCAACGTGATCCACTTCGGTGATGATGATGTTTTTAGGCGCCTGCATCACGCCGGGCGGCGTCACGGTAATCGGTGCCGGGTCAATCTTCACGCCATCGTCGATGTAACGGTATTTGTTCGGATCATGCTGCACGCCTGACACTGTAAAAGTTCCGTCGTCGCCGGACGCGATGGAGGTTACGCGGAAGTACTGGATAGCCAGGTTGTCGCTGTCGATAGCCCACACCGCGCCAGCGGCTGGCGTCTGGCTGTAGGCAGTGCTGACGCGCATCGTTTTTTTATCGGCGCTGACAGAGGCAATGGTACGCGTCTGCGCGCTGCCGTCCGGCAGGTTAAGCACCAGACGATCGCCAGCGGCGTAATCTGCCGCGCGGTCCAGGGTAATACTCAGACCATTCACAGCGCTGACGCGGCCGCCGTTCGGCTTGCCCGCCCGGTACGGATCGGCCACGCCAATGATTTCAGCCGGCAGCGGGATATAACCGTCAAGGCCCACGCCAAACGAAATAGTCCCGTCCTTCGCGTTCGACAGGATAGCCCAGCGGCCGCGCCTGTGCGCTTCGCTTTGCGACGTGCAGCCAATGGCCGTCAGCTGCGTTTCGTTCACGCCGTAGCGCTGTACCAGGTCAGTATCGTAGACGCCCTCAATCGTGTCGGAATAGTGGTTCTGCGGGTCTGACCAGGATACCTGACACGACGTGTAGCGGTTCTTGTACGTCCCGCCCGCGTAGGTAAACAGGCCGTCGATAACGTTAGAAGCGTGATAGACAAAATCCACGTCGTTCTGCGGCACGTCAGCCTTCACATAAATCTGGTCGTTACCCCAGAAGGTGATGCCGCGAAAGATGGCCGCAATGTCCTTCAGCACGTTATAGGCGTCCTGCTGGCTCTGGATGTAAACGTTGCAGGTAAAGCGCGGCTCCGTGCCGCCCGCGCCGTCCGGCACCATCTCATCGCAGTATTGCGCAATGGCGTACAGCTCCCATTTGTCGATCATGGTCGCATCGACGCGGTTGCCCATACCGTAAATCTCGTCCAGCACCAGGTCATAGAAAACCCATGCCGGGTTATTGGAGTAAGCCCAGCGGAAGTCACCCGCCCAGGTGCCGCCATAGGTGCGCGTGGCAGGCTCGTAGGTTGTCGGCACCCGTACCAGCTTGCCCTTCGGCTTGCATGTTGTTTTCGGTACGCTGCCGTTAAACTGGCTGGAGTCCAGCTCCATATACAGCAGCGCAGTGTTGGGATAGCGCAGCTTGCTGTCGATGACCTCTGCCACTGAATACACGCTGAAGGCGTTAACCAGTTTGGTTGAGGTGGAATCAGCAGTGATGCGCCGGACGCGAACCGACCAGCCGGACGCAGCAGAAGGCAGATCGATACGGTGATCGCGCTGGTACTCTGACGTGGTTTTCCCGTCAAACGAGGCATTCACGACGTTCTGCCATGCTCCGCCGTCAACAGACAGGTCAATCGCGTACTGCGTCACGGTGCCAACCATATCGACGTTGTCTTTATAGGCATACTGGGCCGGAAGGCTCAGCTTCACGCGCACCGCGTCTAGATTCAGATCGGTGAACTGGCGCACCCAGGGCGAAGCGGCCTTTACCTGCACGCCAATGCTCAGCTCGTTATCAATTTCCGGCAGACCCTGTATGTAGGTCTGATCCTGCGTACCGTTGCGGTATTCCCACTTCACGCCGCTGAAATTGTATGAACCGTCATCGTTAGCCAGCGGCGTATCGTTCAGGAAAATTTGCTGCGCGGTCAGCTCTCCCTGAATCTCTCCCTCAGAGATGGCCAGCAGCATTTTCAGTTTGGCCACGGACAGCAGATCGTCCGGTTCTTCCACAGGCGTATGCGCGCTTCCGCCGCCGCCTTTTCTGCCCTGGATCATCGTTGCGCCCTGGAGTAATTGCATATTTCACCCACAAAAAAGGCCGCGCTGTGGCGGCCTGAAGCTGATTTGATTGCTACTGCTGGTCGCTGGAGAAGATGCCCGCGCTGATAATCGCGCCGCCAATCTCCCTGCTGCCGTACAGCAGCGGCACCGGATAGCCCATTGAAACGGTGTTAACCGGCGCGCCAAACGCGTAGTTGGGCTGGTTATCGGTGCTGGAGGCTGAGCCAATATTGTATTTTGGCTGCGGCGTCAGCATGCTCACCACGCCCCCGAGCATCATCGACAGCCCCATCCCGGTCAGGGCAGTTACCGCCAGCGCGGTTCCGCCCGTTGCCGCCGCGGCGCCGGTTGCCAGCCCCATTGTTGCGCCCCACGCGCCCAGCGAAGCGCCGGCAGTGAAGAACGCCGCAACCAGCGCCACCGCGCCGACCACAATTTGCAGCGCGCCGCCGCTTTTGCGCCCTTCGATCACCGGCATCATGCGGTATTCTTCCGCGCCGCCCGACATATCAAATTCCGCCAGGCCGATATTGTTGCCGCCGCACCAGAACGTGAAGCGCACGCCGTTGAGGTGAGCGTTCGACACGTACTTTTTGAATCCCGGCACGGTGGCGCACATTGCGCGCAGCATCTCCCGCAGGTCGGCCACGTGGTACCGGTGCGTTTTGCCAAATTTCTTGCCCGCCGCGCCGCCGAGCGTCAGTGTTTTAAGCATCCATTAACTCCTTTCTGCGCACGACACGCACCGTCCGATCCCGATAATATTTGCCGTAGGGCACCCGCGCCGACAGGTTGCCGAAGGCGTGGTGTAAAATGATGTTGTCGCCGAGATATATGGCAGCGTGGTTGGTGACCGGCGCGCTGACCTGCATCATCACCATGTCGCCCGGCCGCATATCCTCACGCGGCACCTCAACAAATCCTTCCGTCTGCCAGTTGTCGTCATAGCGGTTTTCTTTGCCGTCTTTCCACCACTCGTAATCCACCGACCAGTTATTCAGCTCAAGGCCGTGCTCCTGCCGGTAATAATCCATAACCAGCGTCCAGCAGTCGGCGTGGCCAAGCACCCAGCGCCGCCCGGCCAGCTCCCGATCTCCCCGTGGCGAAAGCGTGCAGAAATCGCCGTCCGGCCATGACATAATTCCCCATTCTACGCCGGAGTGATCGCACTGGATGCGGTCAACTTCAGACGGCACCAGCTGCACCACGTCAGGGTGAGAATGAATAATCATCAGCACCTCGCCCTGATCTTCCGCTGCGGCGTAATCGTCCGGCGCCAGGGTAAAGCTCTCGGTCGGCGTGTCGGAGATGTTCCGGCACGGCAGGTACTCCTGCGCCCGGCCAGTCTGAACCACCACGCCGCAGGCTTCTTTCGGGTATTCAGCCTGCACGTGGGCAGTGATGGCAGCCATAATTTTTTTCCGCATCGCTATCTCCCCTGAAGGTTCGCTGCCGGGAAGCCACCGAACGGCAGCGGCTGATCGTCGCCGAAACGCAGCTTGCAGTCGCTGAGGCGGCCGCCGCACACGTCCAGCGCCGGGTTATCCGTCGGCGTGCCGTCTTTCAGGAAATAGCGCGTGCCGTTGTAGTCGCAGCCCGTGCCGGTACGGTACCGGCCGCGCATGCACCAGGTGCAGACCGGCGTGATTTGCCGGGAGGGTAATTGCAGGCTCTGCACGTCAAACGGCGAGCACAGCTCAAAATCCACCTGTGAACGCGTTTCGGTTTTCTTCGCGTTTACATAAAAAAGCTGCACGCGCTCTTCCGTCGGCTGCGCGTTTGCATTGCCCGCCGTCCAGTTCGCCGCGTCGAGATACCGGGCGAGCGTGGTATGTACCCTGACCTTCGCCTTAACCAGATCGTCAAACTGCAGGCACAGAGCGGTGACGTAGTTTCCGACGTTGCCCACGGAAAGCGTTGGCGTCGGTTGCGATCCGGTACTGGAAAGCTCCAGCCCCTTCAGCTCATACGGATAAGGCTCGTACTCATTGCCCTGCCAGATAATCGACGGCAGGTTATCAGCGGCGAATGATGCCCAGCCTTCTGATGCGATGTTGTGCGCGTGAAAGCGCAGGATGTTGTCCAGGCCAAAGGCGGTGCCGTCAATTTCCAGCAGCTGGATAAGCTGGCCCGACTCCAGCTGCTGTATGTCCTGTGTAAAGCTCATATTCAGCCCATAAAAAAGGGACGCACTATGGCGACCGCTGGTTGGTTACTGATCGAATATCAGGATTCCGCTGATAGACCGTTAAGGATATGTTGAGTATTCAGCCCGTCCATGTTTGGGGCATGGGCGCACACAGTAATGAGGGATGGCCGATTACCTCTGAAAGGAAATAAAATGGTTTCTGATTTACTTATTGCTCGTTTAGAGAAACGCATTGTTGAACTCGAAGGAAAGTTCACACATCTGCATATCCGAAGCGAGCTAACTATGTACATCATTTCTGCAATGATTAGCGCGGGAGTGGTTAGACGAGATGGCGTTCAGGAACTGATTGAGAATGCCGATCTAACCAACTTTGGAAACAAAAATATTTCTGAAGCAGAAAGGAAAATCATGCTTACTTTGATAAACAAAGTAAAGATTTCTGAATAGTAGATGCGCCTATTAATGCTGACAGGAAAAGTGGCTTTCTGCTTTTCCTGTCTTTTCTTTTATTTTTCTTCATCTAAATCTCCTGCATCTCGGCGGTTAAGGCGCAAAGGCCTGTTCGAATGTGAAGGCTATTTCTGCAAAGTTACCGTTAATGAATTTAGGATTGATGGAGTCAGGCTTCACCCGATAGAGGTGCTTTTCGCCCCAGGGATTAGTCCACCAGAAAGAAGCCAGCACATGTGCCTTCAGAAACGCCCGCAGCGCCAGCATGTCAGCTTTATTGCCATTGCAGGACAATGCCCATAATTCCACAGCCGTGTTTATGCCCGCGCTGGCCACCTGTTTATAACCATCCCCGAACTGAGCCTGAAGCGTAGCAACGGCCAGCTGCTCGCTGGCCTGCACCTGCGGACACCAGTTAAATGTGTCGATTGCCATAAATTAACTCCTGTAAAGCAGCCCGCCGGGCGACATTTCTTTCCTCAGCCTGTCGGTAACGGTGGTCTGAACGATGGCCTGTAATTGCTTCGCCGTGCTGGCTGTGCTGGCGCTGCTGACGCTTCCGGCTCCGCTGTCCTGCATAATCGTGACAGGTGCATTAACCTGAATACCGCCCATGCCGTTACCGGTAGCCGCATTTACGCCGGAGGAAAAAGCGTTGATGCCCGCCGTGCCGCCTACCACGCCCCCGCTGGCATAGCCTTTCATCATGCTGTACAGGTTGGATACGCCGATCCGGTCAGTGGCTTCTTTGGTGAAGACGAATTCCCCCCGGTGCACAATACCGGCCGGATCGAATTTCCCACCGGCACCGGTAAATCCGCCGCCGTCATAGGCACTGAAGCTGGTCGGCATTCCCATCGCGCCGGTACCACCCGCTGCCCCTGCCGCACCCGTAGCGGCACCGCCGATACCGCTTGCCAGCCCGCCAAATATACCGGACAGAGCAGATCCGCCCGCCGACTGAAGCGAGTTCACAATCGCCATCTGTAGCGCCACTTTGGAAATCATCTGCAGAACAGACAGCCCCCAGCTTTTCCAGTCGGCCTTACTCCCTGCCAGTCCTGCCGCCATGTTATCCAGCGCGCTGTCCATGGTAGAGGTAATCCCCTGCGAAACCGTGCCGGAGATATTGCTGGCGCTTTCGAGCCAGTTTTCATAGCCGCGGGCAGCGCCATTCAGCCAGCTGGATTCTGCAGCAGCGGTCGCCTGGTACTTTTTATCCAGCGCATCCAGTGCTGCATTACGCGCCGCAATGGCTTCTGCGCCTTTGTCGGTTTTATCAAAGACGCGTTCAACCTGTTGTTGTTCTCCGAAGCGATTGCGCTGCCGATCGCCCATGCCAGCAGTGGTTGTCGTTAACGTGGCGTCATCACGGTATTTGCGCGCGGCGTCGGTCAGGTCTTTCAGTGCTTCGGTCTGCTCGCGCTGCTTTTTAACGTTCGCGTCCGCTTTCTGCGTCCACGTTTCAAGCTCGACCGAAGATGCACGAATTGCCTTTCGCTGTTCGTCCGTCCATTTAACACCGGCCTGATGCGACGCGGCATAGAGCTCGGAGGCTTTCTCCCCGTCCGTGGCGCGCACCCGTTGCACTTCCACAGCCACGCTGAGATCGGCCATTTTTCGGGAATACTGCTCTGCCGTCTGCGCAGCCTCACGCGCTGCTTTCTTCTGGGCGTTGGTTGCGGCGGTGTCGTCCTTTTTAGCCTGGGCTGATTCGGCATCCTTTTTCGCCGCCTGGTCTTTGTTATAAACGTACTGCGTATACAGCGCGCCGGTAAGCTTCAGATCGTCGGCTTCATACTGATGCTGGGCGTGCAGTTTTTGCAGTCCTGAAAGGCTGGCCAGCTCGTTATCACGACGCGCTTTTTCGAGTGCAGTCGTCTGCTGAGGTGTGGCCTTTGCCAGTGAAACAACCGGCCCGGCATACTGCGGCGGCGTGGCGCTCCCAGTGGCGCTCATTGAGCGATTGAGGAGATCGTAAGCGCCTTTCAAAATCGAAACGGCACCCGCCTGCTCAATGGCTTTTTTCGTAGCCAGCTCGCTGGCGTCATTCACCAGCTTTTGCGTGGCTTCGACTTTGGCCGCTGCCTGCTCACGCTGGTAATCCAGCCTGCTGAGCTGATCGGTGGCTTCCTGCTGCCGTTTCGTCAGCTCTTCTGCCGTCATCAGATTATTGATGCGCGCCAGCCAGGGGTGCTCATCGTACTGCTTTTCCATGTCCTGCATACCGCGAAGACTGTCGCGCGTTCTGCGGATCTGCTCGTCGATATCAGCCAGGTCTTTTTTCTGCGCATCCAGCGATCCGCGCGCGTCGGCAGAGGTTGATCGCAGGCCGGCTACCGACATTTTTTGCAGCTTGCCGTTAATGGCATCAAGGCTGTCAGCGAAACCCACGGCCTCGTTATGCACCTGCTCCATGTGCTGAGATACGCCGTAGAGCGCGGTGCCTGCGGCGATGATGACGCCAGGCCAGCCGCCAAGGATCCCCAGCACGCCGCCGCCAAGCCGTGACATCACTGATGCCGTTTCCGTCAGGCGTCCGGCTGCCGCACTCCTGCTGGCAATGGACGCGTTAAGCCCGGCCTGGGCGGCCGTCAGCTGACGTTCTGCCGCAATCTGCGCCTCTATGCCTGATGCCGCCGCCCTTGCCTGTTGAGCGCGGTAAACAGCCTGCCTCGCCGTGGCAACGCTTACCTGCGTGCCGCGAACCTGCGCTTCTGCCAGCGCAACCTCGGCGGCCGTATTGGAGATAACTGAAGCGGTCGCCGTGGTAACGCTGGAAACCATGTTTCCGAAATATCTGGCCACGCCCAGGCCGACCAGCGCGCCTGCCACATTGGCAACGGTATCAATGTTTTTCGCCAGGCCATCCAGCACGCCGGACAGAGAGGACGACGCGCCCACGGCATTGTTAGCGCCACCGACCCACTGCATAAAGGCGTTTTCCACCTTCTGAGCCGATCCGCTGATGGAGGCCGGAAGCGTGTCGAACTCCTTGCGCAGCTGCTCAACGTTGGTCAGCAGCGGCACAATTTTATCGGTGGTCAGCTGACCATTGTTGGCCATGTTGCGCAGGCCGCCGATCGTGGTGTGCAGGCCGTCGGCCAGAAACTTAGCCAGCCGCCCGCCGCTTTCCATAATGGCGTTGAATTCTTCCCCCCGCAGTACGCCCGATCCCAGCGCCTGGCTGAGCTGGGTAATAACCGAACTGGCCTCTTCCGTGCTTGCGCCCGAAAGCTTCAGCGATGTGGCCACGGTTTCTGTGACTTTTGCCACGTCCGCAGACGCATAGCCCGCATCGCGAAGGGATGAAGCAATACGGCTGTAAAGGTTGGCGTTGGCTTCAAACGAGGTACCGGTGCGCTGGCTGATGGTCATCAGCGTTTGCTGTGAATTCGCAAAATCATCCGCTGAAGTCGACGCCAGCCGCAGGCGACCGCTGAGCTGGTTCCACGTGTCCGCATAATGGATTAGCTGACTGGTAGCAAAGGCGCCAGCGAAGGCGCCCGCCATACCGGTTGCGGTAGAGCGGACGGACGCCAGCTGAGAGTTAAGCTCGCCCAGCGATCGCTGCGTTTCCCGCGTCGCGGCAGCTGCCCGACGACCGCCCTGCTCCATCGTTTTGTAGTAATCAGAGCCCATCCGCGACGCGCGCGCAATCTCGGACTGAAACGAGCTGGAATTTGCCGAAATCTTGATAATAAGTTCGCGCAGCGTAGCCATAAATCACCCTGTTTGTGTTGCGCTAACCGGACAGCGCAGCAAAGAAATCTTCAAGCCCGCCACTTTCCTCGACCGGATCGGGCTCGCGCCACTGGAGCAGAACGTCTTCCATTTTGACCTTCGCCCCCTGCGAGTTAAGAACGGCGGTGGCGATCTGGGCGGCCTGAATGTCGCCGCGCCGGTCGCTGATGGGGTTCACCCTGTCGTATTCAATCCACATCCGGAGTTCGCTGGCGGTCAGCGTCTCTTTCAGCTCATGGAGGGTACGCCCCAGCCGCAGCGCCAGCGTCATCAGAAAGAAAGTGCCGGGCTCTTTTACTTTGCCTCTGCGGCCGCCTGCGACGTGCTCAGGTCAAGCGCCTGCTTAAGCAGCCGGGCATGTACCGGGCCATAGATATTTTCAATAAGCGGCTTATCTTCGGCGGTAAACACCGGCATATCTTCTTCATCGAGCAGCACGTCGATAAACAGCACCACGTCGGCGCTTTTGTTGCGCAGCGCGCGCTCGGCGGCAGTGAGTGTTTCCGGCTCGCCTTCCGGATTGGGGTTAATTATCTGCTGCCATTCCAGCCAGGCCTGGCCCGACGGCTCGCGCAGTTTTACGCTGGTGTTTTCCCATTCGGGAACGGTGATAACCTTGCTGCGAAATCCGGCCATAGGCGCCAGCGCCAGCGCGCGTAAGGGGTTGGTTGATGCCTTCTTTGCCATTTTATTACTCTCTGACTGATGCGGGAGAAAGCGGCCTGAGCCGCCGTTATTATGCTGCTGCCGGCGCCGGGACTATCGCCACAGGCTTGCCCTTCACGCGCAGCGTAAACGACGCGGTGACCACGCCCGCAGTGGACAGGCTCCAGCTGTTCTGGCGTACTTCGGCCAGGAAGGCATAGCCGTTACCCGACGGGAAAATCACCTGAAACGCGTGTACCGCATCTGTTTCATAGGCGGTGCGCAGCGTGCTCTGCCCGACCTCATCCGCTGACCAGTTACCGGACAGCGTTACCTCGCCGGGCGCGGCCAGACCGTTCGTCATCTCCTGCTCGGTGGAGCACAGCGTGGTGGTTTCGATATCGGACTTCTGGCCGCCGGTATAGCTCAGCTCCTTGGTGGAGCAGTTGATACTCTGCCAGGTGGCGCCGGTCGGGTTGGCTTCCGTGGCCGCATCGGCGGAAACGTTGATTTTCGTTCCCTGCGTTTTTTCATACTTTGAGGACATGGTTATCTCCGGATAGTAAAAAGCCGCCCGGAGGCGGCCTGTTCGGGGTTAATCCCAGATTTGAACTTCGAGCGTGGCGCGGTAAAGCGACGTTTCAGGCTCATAGTCGTTTAGTTCATTAAGTGAGACGGGGCTGAGCGGCGCGATCGCCGTGCGAAGCTGGCTGCGGATCGCCCGCGCTTCATCAACGGATTGCGCCCAGGCATCAATTTGCAGCGTACTGGCCGTTTCGGCCTGACCGCAAAACACATCGCCGGATACGGCCGTGGGCAACAGGAAAACCACCCACGGCGCGGCGGTGCCGGAAGGCGCAACGTAAGGAAATACGTTCCCGCCCGCCAGGCTGCCAATCAGGGGATAAATATCGGCCTCCGTCATTTCGACAATACCTCATCAATGGCCTGATTCATTCGCGCCAGCGCCACGCGCGAGGCTTCTTCCTGCCTGACGTCGAAAGCCGGACGCACAAAAGGATGTGCCGCCATCTTTGAGGTGCCCATTTCCACAAACCGCCAGTAGAAGGCGTTACGCGGGTTACTGGCCTTCATGGTGTTATCACTGTTGCCGGTGTTGGGATTCACGCCCCGGATGTGCACGCCGGAAGAGATTTCCCCCCGGCGCCGCGCTTTTTGCGTCATCACAACAACGTTTTTCTTCAGCTTTCCGGTCTGCACGGGCGCTTTGGCAATGACTTCATCACGCAGCACACCGGCGCCGGCGCGCGTGGCGTCACGCAGCACCTTGTTATTTTCCGCCCGGCTGAGCGTTTCCAGGTCTCTGGCGATATCCGTCAGGCCGGAGAAATCCAGAAGTGTATCAATCACTTTTTCACCCCCTTCTCACAAAGCAGCTCCAGCCGGGTACCGTTTTCGGCGGTGATGGCTGATTTGATGTCGTAGACCTCACCGGTGCCGGTCGGCGGATTGTGCACCACGCGCCAGCCGGTTGAGATAGCCTCGCGCAGATTGTTGCGGATCCAGATGCGGGTGGTGGTACCGGAAAGCTCGGCACCGGCGTTCAGCAGCTCACGCCCGGACACGTCGGCTATGGAAGCCCGGCAGCTTGCCACATTTTCCCAGCCGGTAGCGGGCTGGCCGGACGGCAGGCGGCCGCTGGCGGGTTTTTGCAGCGTCACCCGGTAACGCATCGGTCCCGCCCTCATACGCCATAAATCCGGTAGGGCTGAAGGAACGCTTCAACCGCGAAATCCGGCGTGGCCACGCTGACGCCGGTCACCACCGCTTCGCGGTTGGCATACCAGTGCGCAATCAGCATCAGCATGGCGGTTTCAATGTCCTCGCCGTACAGCAGCGCGTCCGGATCGGCCAGATAAAGAGGATCGACGGAATCTTCGTAAAGCGTGCGGCGGGTAGAATTTTCCACGTACCGCGCCGCCGCCTTTATGCGCGCCGCCAGCCAGGCATCATCCTCGGTAAAGTCCTGCTCGATGTTGCAGTGATGCTTTACCTGATCAACGGTCAGCATAATCACTCCTTACTTCGTTTTCGCCTTGCCTTTGGCGCTGCCGTCGTCACCGGACTCTTTTTTCGCGCCCGGCTCCTCGGCATAGCCCCGCTGGATAAGCTCGCGCCCGTGCTGCTCCAGCGTTTCAAACGTGGTGCCCTCGGTCAGTACCTCGCCCTGGTGATAGATGGGCTTGATGGATCGCAGTTTCATGGCTGTTTCCTCATTGCACTGGCGGCCTGCGGGCCGCCATCAGGGGGTTATGCGCCAGCGGCTGCCGGTGCGGTAAAGGTGCCGTAGATAAACGCCTCGGGGCGCTTGACGGCCAGCGCCAGACGCTCCTCACAGCGGATAGAAATCATGTTCTTCTCGAAGTCGTCGGCGTTCTCGGTGGAGATAACCACGTTGGCGTCTTCACGGTCGAACAGCTGCGCGGCGGCATTGAAGGCGCCGGTAAGGAACTTGCCCTGGAACGCGGCGGCCTCGGTGGCCACAACTGGCAGGCCCCACAGCGTCGGCCCGGTCAGCGCGGACGGGTTCGCCAGGATATAGCGGCCCAGCGTGTCTTTGGTCAGCTCGATCTTCGCCCAGTCGATGAAGTGCAGAACGTGGCCGGACGCCGGGAAGCGCGCCAGCTGCGCCTGAAGCATCGCCAGGCGCAAATCGTCGATACCGTTCTGCTGCTCAACGCTGAACGCAGCCTTAAACGCGGATGCCTGCGGCACTATGCCTTTCAGGTGCGCACCGGTGCCGTCACCGAACAGAATCTCCTGCTCTTCGACATACTTCAGGCCATAGCGCATCTCCGCATCAACGGTGGACTGCAGCTGTGCGAAGTCGTCCAGAATCTGCTTGGACGCCTTGAACATGTGGGCGATGGTGGTTACCGGCGTGATCTGCGTGGCGAATTCGATATCGCTGTATGGCTTGGTCGTCCCCTCCGGCACGACGGCGGCCTTATTGGTAAAGCCGGTCTGCTGTACCCAGAAGATGGCCGGCGCGCTGGTGCGGCCCGGTGCGATGAGGTCGCGAATAAACAGGCGCTGTTTCGGGGCGGTGTCGATACCCGGCTGGCGCTGAGGCTCAACCACGCCATCAGCGACGCCGGTTGACAGCAGCGCAGCATTAACCGGCACGCTGACGCGCTTGCCCCCTTCCACGCTGGCGGCGAACGCCTTGAGGGCTTCTGAGCTGATCACGGTATGACCCACGGACTCGACGACCTTTTTCGCGTTTGCCAGCGGCATGTTAGCAACATGCTGCTCAAGCTCGCCCAGAGAAGCCTTCAGGGTTTTATTCGCTTCGTTCAGCGCGTTGAACTCGGTGGCAATCTTGTCCACTGCGTCCTTGGTCTGGGCAGAGAGCTGGCCGGAGTTTTTCGCCTCTTTCAGCGCGTCTTCGGCCTTCTGGCTGAAGGTGCCGGAAACTTCTTCCAGCTTGGCGGAGACTTTTTTCAGTAACTCGTTTACATCTGACATGGTGATTCCTTATTTGCCGAACGCGGCCAGCGCGTTTTGAAGTTGTGTAATATTTTCAGGATTGATTTCGTCGGTAGCGCCCGGCATACCTTCAGGACTGGCAGCAGCGCCTGGCTTGCTGCCGGATAAAGCTTTAAGCAGTTTTCGACGCTCGGATCGCGGCGTGTCGGTCTTTGCCAGCAACGCATCAAGCTTGCGCAGCGCGGCGGCCGGACTGTCGTCGTCGTCCGCGATTTCATCAGCGGACAGCAGGCGATCGGCAAAGCCTTTTTCAACGGCATCACTGCCGCCGATATAGGTTTCGGCATTCATCATCGCCTCAATGGTTTCAGAATCCAGTCCGGTTCTGGCGCCGTAAATATCATTCATGGCCTTATCGAAAGGCTCCATATCCGCTGCGACCTGCGCCAGGTCGTGACGGTTGCCCATCGCATAAACCCAGCAGTTGTGGATCATCAGGAAAGCGCCGCGTCCGATTTGCACGTCGTCGCCGGCCATCGCGATGATGGAGGCAGCAGACGCCGCCAGGCCCATCACCTTTACCGTAACCCGGCCTTTGTACTCGCGCAGCAGGTTATAAATCGCCAGGCCTTCAAACATATCGCCGCCCGGCGAGTTGATATTGACGGTGACGTCCGCGCCGTTCATCGAGCGCAGCGCCCCGGCAATGCGGCTGGCCGTTACGCCGTCGCCCCAGTAATCGGCGCCAATTACGTCAAAAACAGAGATGCTGTTGTCGTCAGCGTTTGCGGCCCTGATGCCGCCGTTCCAGCGTTCCATCGCGGCGGACGGCAAATCCCGTTTTGAGAGTGCAGAAGGCCGCCCCGCCGGTGCTTCCGGAAGGCTTTTCAGTGTCATGGGATTAGCTCCTAAGCCGCCTGTTTCAGCGGGGATTGCTCAAAAGGTATGTCGGGGAAAATATGGTTATGCAGTTTCCGCAGCTGTGCGGCCTGAGCGGCCTGGCCGTTGGCTTTCAAATCCTCCAGCGGCGTCAGGTTCAGCTGGACGGTGTAAAGCTCGCCACCTTCAATCGGCGGCATGTTCTCAAGGCGGCGCACGTCATTGCGTGACATCCAGCCGTTCTGCAGCGCCGTCGTGTAGTACGCGGCGCGTCCGGCGCTGTCGGCACGCAGCAGGCCTTCAACGGAAAATTCCGCGAAAAGGTCTTCGTCACCGTCCAGCAGGCAGCGCGAAATCTCCTGCTCAATGTTTACCAGCAGCGGGCGCAGCGTGTTGGTCAGAAACTGGAGGTTCATGCCCTCAACGCTTGACGCCCAGCTACTCTGCTTATCGGCATGGCCGACCATAAACGGCGGCACGCGGAACCAGCGGCAGATTTCCTCAATGCTGAATGCGCGCGATTCCAGCATCTGGGCGGCTTCGGGATTCATGGTGACGTTCTGATATTTCAGCCCGCCTTCCAGTACCATAATCTTTCCGGCGTTTTTGGATCCGGTGAACGCCTGCATATAGCCGCGTAACCTCTCGCGCTGGTCTTTATCCAGCGCCTGCTCTGCTGACAGAAATCCGGAGCTTTGCAGCCCGTTCTCAAATATCTTGGCCGCCGACTCCTCAACAGCCATTGCGGAGCCGATCACGTCACGCCCGGCCATCATCGGCATCATGCCGCAGACGCCATCCAGGCCAAAGCCGCGAATGTGCATCAGGTTTTTTACCGGAATGACGCGCTGCGTCTGCACCTCGGTATAGGTGTATTCCAGATTGCCGTTATCCAGCCGCTTTACGACCATGTTCTGCGGCAGCAGCGGCACCAGCGACACCATACGATTGCCGATCATCTTTTTTTCGACAAACGCATTGCCGCGCAGGCAGATGCTGGCAACCACCATCAGCATGAAACGCGACGGCGTCATTTCCATATTCGGGCGGCGGCACAGCACCTGATAGGCCGGGTGCGACGTGGCTGGCTTGCGTGATCCGTCCGGCTGGCGCTCGTAAATCTTCAGCGGTAGCGTGGAAACGGACTCGCTCAGCAGCCGGACGCAGGCCCAGACGGCGGACAGGTGCATCGCTTTGTCAGTCGATACCACCTTTCCGCTGCTGCTCATGCCCATCCATTCCTGCCAGAACGTACCGGTAGTCAGTCCGATCGGTACGCCCAGCCAGTTCAGCAGCGCGCTTTTCACCTTGCCGGGCTGTTTGTTCTCTTTCATCAGAAACCTACCATTATCGGATTATCAAAGAAGCCGCTTAAGTCCTGCGGCTCTTCTCCGCCGTTGAGGATCAGACGACTGAGCCCGGTAAACATGGCGACCGGGCCGTCTATTTTTGCCTCTGGCGTCGATTTATTGGGAAACACGTTGTCGTTTTTGTCGGTCTTTGCGGTAACGTTGCTCATCATCCAGGTCATGACCGGATGATTGTTGTGGTGCAGGCGCCCGGCGTAGGCCAGCGCCTCCGTTTCCTTCATGGCTTCGGACAGATTGCGCACCGTCTGCGCCACCTCCACCATCGGCACGCCCTCTTCCGCCAGTGAGAGGCTGAATTGCGTTGCACCCCACGGGTCAAAACCGATTTCCCGCAGGTTTTCACCGGCGATCCACTTCAGCAGGTCTTCTTTGATAACGGCGTGATCCACAACGTCACCGTCCGTCAGCGTCAGGTGGCCGCTGTCGCGCCATTTCTGGTACAGCTCGGCCATCTGTCGGGAGCAGCGATCCAGACGCCCCTCAGGGAGCCAGAACATAAAGTCTGCATGCACGTGCCCCGCTGGCGCCCGCCAGACTTTCACCGCCGCGCAGATATCAATCTTGTTTGCCAGATCCACGCCGACCCACATCGGGTACGTCTTAAGCTCGTGCACCGGCGCCAGCGGCGCGCATTCTTCCCACTTCACCATATCCATCCAGGCCGACTCGGCGCTGACCCAGATATTCAGGTGCTTGGTGAAAAAGTTGTTGCGGGCGGAAACCTGCTCCTGTGCCTTTTTCGCCAGCCGGCGCAGATCGTCCCAGCGCTTACAGATGCCCAGGCCCGGATTGGCCTTCTGCCACACTTTTTCGTCGAAAGGCTCGTCGCCCTCGTCCAGGGTAAAGATGATCCCGAAAAAGGTGTCGTCATCCACCACGCCGCTCAGTACCTTCACCGCGTAATCGCGCAGCTCGTAACAGATGCCCTCACGGTTAAAGCCTGCGGTGGTAATGGCAAACAGCAGGGACTGCGAACGGGCGCCGGTTGCGGTTTCCAGCACGTCCCACACGTCGCGGGTGCGGTGCGCGTGCAGCTCATCAACGATCGCGCAGTGGATATTCAGGCCGTCGAGGTTATTGGCATCGCTGGAGAGCGGCTCAAACTTTGAGGCGGTGCGCTCCTGAAAAATTGCCAGCTTATTGTAATCGAACAGCCTGCCCAGCGCGGCGCGGGACTGCTTAATCATGTTCACGGCGTCGTTAAAAACGATACGCGCCTGGTCGCGCGTGGTGGCGGCGGAATACACTTCGGCCCCGCCTTCCCCGTCGGCACCAGCCATATACAGGCCGATGCCGGAGGACAGCGTTGATTTAGCATTTTTACGCGCCACCTCGTTATAAGCCGTGCGGAAACGGCGCACCATTACCGGCTTGCCCTTACTGTTCAGCACCTGCTCACCCGTCAGCTCGTTTATCTGCGGCACGACGAAGCCAAAAATGTTAATCAGGATAAAGATGTGCCAGTCCATCAGGTCAATCGGCTTACCGGCCAGATCGCCTTTGACGTGCGGCACAAATTTATAAAAATTGAGGATGTGCTGCGCGCGGCTTTCGCTGAAGAAAACGTTGCGCTGTTCGCCGACCTGCAGATCGTCCAGGAACCGGGCGCAGGCCTGCTTCACATATTTGCACGCAACGATTTCGCCGCTTATCACGCGCTCGGCGTAGCGGATACCGTCTGCAACCTTTGCCATCAGTCCCTCGCTTTCAGGAATTCTTCCAGCGGATCGACTTTATCGGGACCACCAGCATTAACTTTGCTTCGCGATGCCGGGGTCATACCGAACTCTGACAGCATGGCGCGAATGCGCTTCCAGGCATCTGACTTCATTGCTGCGGCCGGATGCGCTTTTATCATCACGTCGCCGGTTTGTGTCTCCACCCGATACGTATAACCTTCCGTATCGAGCGTTGCGCAATGGCGGCGATATTCGGTATAGGCTTCTATCAGCAGCTCAAGCGCTTTTCCGTCGAGCTGAGTAAGCACGCCGATACCGTCAAGATCCTGAGCAATCTGCTGGAACCAGTACTTGCCCATTTTGTCGAGATGCTTCGGAGTATTGGGTACCCCTTTCTCTGGCTTAGGTTCGTTCTGGTTTACCGGTCGCTTGGATGGGTTCCCCCTCACCAAAACCAGGTGTGACGGGGTTTTCGGTGGTCCTGACATGGGGGAAACTCCACTGAGAGGGTACATCGGGGGTACCCATAAAAAAGTTTTCTAACCTGCGGCGATGCGAGAAAAACTTAGGCGGCGGTCCTTTGGGGCGCAGGCTCTGAACTCCTGGCCCGCCCTCCCCCTTGGTCGCCTTGATGAGAATGACTCTCATTTGATGTCATTTCTTTACATTTCAGCAGGTTGCTGATGGGTACCCTGACGACTTCTTTCGGTTGCCGTCTTGGCTTTATGACACGGCCAGCACAATGATTGCAGGTTGCTGTCGTCGTCTGTCCCACCGTGGGCTTTAGGTTTGATATGGTCAACGGTAGATGCGGGTACAGGCTTGCCCTTCTTCAGGCATTGCTGGCAGATGTGCCGGTCACGTTTCAGGATGCGGGCGCGGATGATGTCCCACTTACTGCCATATCCTCTCTGGTGTCTGCTCTGTCCGCGCTGGTGCTGTTGCCAGCCTTCGTTGCGATGGTTATCACAGTATCCAGAGCGATCGGTTGTTGTCTTGGGGCAGCCAAGCTTACGGCATGCGCGAGGTATAGCTGATGGCATAATGCACCTTGAAACATAATCAGATAATTCCTGATATAATGCGTTTTCTTACAAACAACTATCTAGAGAAAGAAATGCAAATTAAACCGCAAAGTGTAAATGCTGTGTTGGAAATGCTCATTGATGCTTATCCTATGATTACACAACCCGAGGATTGGCAAGAGTTAGAGGACTGCTTATCGGGACACGAGGAAGTGATGGCCGTAATCGTGTACCTTCAAGATAAGAAGCTGATAGAAAGTAATTTAAAATTCACTGCATCAGGGTCAGGAATGCCATGGCAGGGCGAATTAAAAAACATTCGTGTAAATGCAGCCGGGCATGATTTTTATAACGGAAATCAGCCAACTGGTGGCAATATCCGTAGAAGCTGAGATTAAATAAGCTGAACAATCTGTTTATATCGATCTAAAGCAGGTTGTTCATGATGTGCCCTAAACTAAGAACTCCATTTGGTTATTGCAACTAACGCCCGGCCTTTCTTCGCTCTTATCCATATTTTAAGAGGCGCGGTGAACCCTATCTTCCCTGTCTCATCATGCGCTGGTGCGTTAACAGCAGGCTTTGATGGTGAATCCGACCAGCACACCTCAGAGAAGCCGGGCCAGCTTACAACGGTCATATAAGCGTTATTGGTGCCATCGGTGATCTGGATGTATTCGCTATCGGTGAGCGTAATTGTCTCGGTCGCCATCGTTCGTTATGCCTCGTACTCAATGCGCGTCATGTATCTCTCGCCCCAGTGAGTAGTAGCAAACGGGACGGTTACCGATGCGGCACCGTTAAATGGAATAGTGGTGTTGGTGTTGTCGCTGAAATAAATCTTGATGCCGCTGGCGTTGCCGTCTCTCTGGACAGTTACCGATGATGCCGGGCGCGTTAGCGTTGAGGTGGACTCAGTGACGATCGGTGACGTGGCGTAGGGGTAGTTGCCCATCTCTATCATGCCCAGGCCAGCCGGAAACGTTACGCCGTCATCGCTCGCTTTAACGAACCAGGAGAACACGTAATTACCAGCGGCCACGTTTGCGCTCTGTGTGAGCCACAAAGACGGTTGCCCGTTGCTGGCTTCTGCATTGCGCCCCAACCAGATACGCACCCGGCTGGAGTCAGTCACCCTTGCAGCTGCGGCCATACGCTGCCATTTGCTGGTGAGGTTGTATCGGGCCAGCGGCACTATCTGAGCGCCGCCTACGTCCTGGCTTACCATGTAGCTCGACGCTGCCACCGGCAGGCGGCCAATCGCTTTACCGTCCGGCGCACCAGTCTGGTCTACCACAATCGAGAACGTGCCGGACTTCTGCACGTTGGTGCTTTCCGCAATGGCGCGCCCGTTCACCTGAATATTCGTTGATGCTGGTTCCGGCTGATGCCTGCCGATCGCCACGCCGTCGCGGTATTCGAGAGGCCAGACGTTAGCAGTAGAGGTCGCCAGCTTGCCTGATTCGTCCCAGTAGAGATGGGCCGGGCCGTTATAGGAGATGCGGCTGTCGAGGTTAAGTGCGGTCAGGTCGATAGCCTTAATGCCAGCCTTTAACGCCTTGCCAAGACTCAGCGCGCCCGGCACCCAGATACCGCGGAATGACTTTGCCCCGATTACCGGAGCATTCGGGGTTGTGATCATGTTTGTTCCAATAAAAAACCGCCCGGAGGCGGCTTAGTTTATTTTTCTTTGCTTATAGCTGCTTCTATTGCATCGGCAAGCTTATCGATACTTTTGGCTACGCCATCTAATGCATCTTGAACTCTTGTTGGATTTGTATTGGCTGAAGACGCACTCACGCAGGCCTCCGCAATTTGGAGAGCAGCTTGAACGACTGCAAGCCTCTGTTTCTCTTCAGAAGTTACAGCCTTGGAACCCAATCCACTAGCATAATAACCTTCTAGCATAACAACCTCCTTCTTATAATGGAGGTTACACATTAGCGTTAAGAATGTTCTTAGTGAAGCAAAATTAACCATCATCAGGCGCACTCGTAAATGCGCCTTGTGATGGTTACCGACTCACCAACAAATTACCGGGATAAGATGCCAACTCAGCAATTTGGTCATCCCTTAAGCTGAACCACTCACCATGAGCCCTGAAGCTGTCATACTTTTGGTGAAGCTCAGTTTCCAAGCATCTGTTGGCCAGTATCTTAGCTATCAGTTTGAGTCTCGCTCCGCTCATGTTTGATAATTCAGACACGCGCTTCTCAACTCTTGTGCTGAAGCCTATTTTTGTAAGCCCACTATCTTTTGCATGAAGAACGTAAACATGAGGAGCCCCTGTCGCCCTTTCTTTATTTGCTGCCATGAGGTCAAACATGAACCCCTGGCGAAGCAGAGCATCAAAAAACCCCGCGTTAACGCACCCCGACTCTCTTAACTCTTCTGATAGTTTTTCAATCTCATACAGCAC